GGCTGACAAGTCATGAGCTTCGGAATTGACGACGCCATTGGCGCTGGCCTCCAAATCATCAACAAATTCGTGCCCGACCCCGACCAGCGCGCCAAGGCCGAGAGCGCCCTGCGTGACAGCCTTCAGGCTTGGGACAAGTCGCAAAGCGATGTGAATGCCGTTGAAGCGGCCAATGCCAACGTGTTTGTGTCTGGCTGGCGCCCATTTATCGGTTGGACATGCGGCTTGGCTTTGGCTTATCAGTTCGTCGTTGCGCCCCTTGTTATGTGGGCAACGCTTACTGTTGGGATACACTTGGCTACGCCGCCAAAACTTGATGACATGCTTTGGCAGCTCGTTTTTGCCATGCTTGGGATGGGCGGCCTTCGCACGTTTGAGAAGATCAAGGGCGTATCTCGGTGAAAGAAAACTTCGACAAGTGCTTCGCGCTTATAATTGGGAATGAGGGCGGATTCGTTGACAATCCAAAAGACCCCGGGGGCATGACAAACCTCGGAGTTACGCGAAGAAATTGGGAAGTTTATTTGAACCGTGACGTTACCGAAACGGAAATGCGCGGACTGACGCCTGAGATAGTGAAGCCTTTCTACAAGTCTTTGTATTGGGACAAGATCAAAGGCGACCAGCTTCCTGCCGGGATCGACTACGCCGCCTTTGACTTTGCCGTGAATAGCGGCGTCAGCCGGGCAATCAAGATACTCCAGCAGATTGCTGGCGTCCTTGTTGACGGGTCTCTGGGGCCAAAGTCGATGGAAGCCATCAAATCCTGCAACTCTAAGCAGACCGTCGAGGCCATCTGCGGCATGCGCCTCGACTTCCTCAAGCGCCTCCCCACGTTTGAGACGTTTGGAAAGGGCTGGAGCCGCCGCGTGGCCGAGGTCAAGGACAAAGCCACGAGCATGGCGTAATAGGCGCGGTAATGGTATAGTGCCGGAGAAGCGGAGCTTTTCATATGACTACCCCCATGTCCTACAACGGTTCGGTTGCTGGCACCACCAGCTACGTCACCCAAATGGCGACAATGGCGGTTGTAGATGCGGCTGATCCGGCTTTCCTGACAATCTTGCCACAGATGATCGTGTACGCCGAATTGCGGATGTATCGCGATTTGGATTTTCTGTTCACTTCCGGCTCGACAACAGCATATAGTTTAACTACTGGAAGCCGGATTCTAAATGTTAACGCTGATACGTTTCCTTACGGCACCCTAGTCGTCCCGGAACAGATCAACGTGCTTGTTGGTTCCACCGATCCCGATCTTGCCCAGCGCGTGCCCCTTCTGCCTACGACGAAGGAGTTCCTTGATGCGGTATATGGGTCTGGCGCTGTAGCCAATCGCGGTGTTCCCCAATACTGGGTTCCATTTGACGACTACACTTTCTTGGTGGGCCCATATCCCGATAGCGGTTACACCGTTGAAATTGTTGGAACCTATCGCCCGGCAAGCTTGTCGGCGACTAACCCGACGACGTTTATCAGCCTGAACTTGCCGGACATTATGATTATGGCCAGCATGGTTTACATTTCGGCTTACCAACGTAATTTTGGTCGCATGAACGATGAGCCGCAGATGGCTATGAGTTATGAAAGCCAATACCAAACGCTTCTGAAAGGCGCGGCCAGTGAAGAGGCGCGCAAGAAGTTCGAGGCTGCGGCATGGTCTTCGCAGTCTCCGTCGCCACTTGCCACCCCGACGAGGGGGTAATCCATGCCCCATTCCTCCTTAAAATTGATGCCGGGAGTGGATGTCAACAAGACGCCCGCCCTCAATGAAGCCGCCATCTCGCAGAGCCAGCTCATCCGGTTTATCCCTGACCGGACGCTTGGGGGGCTGGTGCAAAAGCTGGGCGGCTGGACGCGCTTTTATGCTGCCCAGATCGGTTCCACCGTCCGCGCCCTTTGGGCGTGGGAAGACACTAACGCCAACTCCTATCTTGCCGTTGGGTCCGATGGGATTGCACCTATTGTTGTGACCGGCGCTAGTGGCAACGGAACGACGGCCACGCTGACTTTTGCTGACCCCTTCATATTCAATGTGAACCAAGCCATTCTTGTTAATGGTGTAAATCCAAACGGATACAATGGAACCTATGTGGTCACGGCAGCCACATCGACCAGCGTCTCATTCGCCAGTGCCACAACAACCACCTATGTTTCTGGTGGCCGGATTACTGGCGGAGGCAATTCTCTTGGTGTCGTCACCTCTGGTGGAAGCCAAGACATTACTCCTGAGCAGACAACTGTAAATGTGGCTGTTAATTTTAGCACCACGTCTGGCAGCAATGCTGTTGTCGTCGTTGATACTGGGCGCAACACAAACAACTACTATGTTGTTGATATACAAACACAAATAAGTGTTGGCGGGATTGTTTTGTTTGGTCAATATCAAGTATCTAACCCCTCCCTGAATGCCAACCAGTACACGATCTATGCGGCTAATGCGGCCACTGCGACAGTCGCCAATGGCGGTGCTGTTCCTTCATTCACTACTACAACCGGCGTCAATTCAGTCTCAGTCACTTTAAACGATCACGGATATTTAGCCGGTGATACTTTCCCAGTGCTCATTGCCACGTCTGTTGGCGGCGTCACCATATATGGTAACTACACCGTCATTAGCGTGACCAGCGCCAACGTCTTTATTATTGCAGCATCTACTACGGCCACATCTGGCGCCACCGTGTCGATGAACGGCGGGCAGGTTCACTTCGTCTACCGCAATGGCGTCGGCACATATCCGCCGGGCGTTGGCTACGGCGTTGCCGGATATGGTTTCTACGGTTATGGCGGCGTCGTTCCCACCACCTACCGGGGCGTCCCAATCAACGCCACCGATTGGACCTTGGATAATTGGGGCCAGATACTCATTGCCAACCCGCTGGGCGGCCCTATCTACTCGTGGGACCCAACAACGGGCACGGCGGTCGCTAACGTGATTACCGCAGCACCTACAGTCAATCAAGGCGCGTTCGTCGCCATGCCCCAGCGCCAGATCATAGCGTGGGGCTCGACGTTTACGGGCATTGTTGACCCGATGCTGGTTCGCTGGTGCGACGTTAACAACTACGACGACTGGACCGCCAGCATCACCAATCAGGCGGGCAGTTACCGTATCCCCAAGGGTTCGCGGATTGTTCAGGGCATTCAGGCGGCGCAGCAAGCCCTCCTTTGGACGGATCTCGGCATCTGGGCCATGCAATATTCTGGGCCGCCCTACGTCTACCAGTTCAACGAGCTGGGCACCGGCTGCGGCCTCATCGGGCGCAAAGCCGCAGGGTCAATGAATGGCATCGTCTACTGGATGGGCCAGAGCCAATTCTACCGGCTGGCGGGCAATGGCGTCGAGCCGATCAAGTGCCCGATCTGGGACGTGGTTTTTCAGGATCTCGACACGGATAACCTTGACCGGATCAGGATTGCCCCCAACTCCCGCTTTGGCGAAATCACTTGGTACTATCCCACGAAGGGAAATGGTGGCGAGAACTACGGTTACGTCAAATACAATGTCGTCTTGGACCAGTGGGATTATGGATCTAACTCTGCGGCAAATCCATATGTGGCCCGCTCTGCTTGGATCAATGAGTCTGTGCTTGGTCCGCCTATTGGCGCCGGGCTGAATCAGTATCTTTACCAGCACGAGACCTCCAAAGACGCCGACGGCGTAGCTATGAACTCCTACTTCCAGACGGGCTACTTTGCCCTGACGGAGGCGGATGTTAAGACCTTCATTGATCAAGTTTGGCCCGACATGAAGTGGGGCTACTTTGACGGGACGCAGGGCGCCAACGTCCTGCTCACCTTCTACATCACGGACTACCCCGGCACAGCGCCAGTCGCCTACGGCCCCTACACGCTGACGCAGGCAACGACCTACATCACGCCCCGCTTCCGTGGCCGCTTGGTGGCGATCCGCATTGAGAGCAATGACATCGGGTCGTGGTGGAGGCTTGGGTGCATCAGATACCGTGCTCAAGCTGATGGAAAGTACTGATGCCCGCATCGCTCGATGATATTCTTACCGCCCAAAAGAACGGCGTCGTCGCCATCAATGGGCTTGCCCAAGCAACTACCCGCAGCCTTGGAACGCAGACATCTGTCACGGTCACTGCCGCCACACTGATTTACGTTGGCAAGGGCTATCTTGTAAACTTTTCAGTTGTTGTGGCTGGAACAACCGCCGGAACGATCAGCAACACTGGGGCCATCAGCACCGTGGCGGCGGCAAATGCGCTTTGCACAACTCCGGCCACAGTTGGCATCGTTAAAGTTGGTCAAGTCTTCTCGACGGGCTTGGTGGTTACGCCGGGCACCGGCCAGTCTGTCAATGTCACCTATTCTCCGGGGTAAGCCATGCCACTCAAAAAAGGTTCCTCGCAGAAGACGATCAGTTCCAACATTGGTGAAATGATCGCCTCCGGCCATCCAAAATCCCAAGCCATTGCCGCCGCGCTCAGCACCGCCCGCCACGCCAA